AACTTGGTTGCTACTCATACGACTAATCTTCCTGATGATGAGAACTTAGCGATAGGAGCTATGGAGTTGTCTGGTTCTGCTACCGGAACCAAATCAATGAATATTGATTACCTCTTCGCCGCACAAAACCGTTAAGGAGTAAAGTATGGCTACTTCCTCTAAGACTAAACCTAAAGCTGCCGCGAAGAAGGCTACTACGAAGAAGGTTTCTAAAAAGGACTTACCTCCTGTTGGAAGCGCGAAGCGTAAAGCACTTATTCTGCGGGGTGAAATAAAGGAGTAGAATATGGCAGGGTCTGATGTAGTAGCAGTCTTTATAACTGCTGATACTAATGCCGCTGATGTTGCTTCTATTTCTGCTAATGAGCGTCCTAATACTGACTTCACAATAGGCGGGACGGACACCTCTGGCGGAGTTGCAACTTTTGACGCAGGAAGAATTGTCACGGCGACCACAACAGGAACGGGTGATAGCGGAAAAACTGTGACCATCACAGGTACAGATGTTAACGGTGCTGCTCAAACAGAAACGATAACACTTCCGGGATCAGCAACCACCACGTCAGGGACCAAATTCTTTAAGACCGTTACCGCAGCGAGTGCCAGTGCACAACCAGCGGCTAATGTTTCTTTGGGTCATGCGGCGGGTGCGGCTGACGTTATCTTCGCAGGAAGATCTCGTTTGCAGGGCTTGAACATTGTTTGTTCTGCAACGGCTGGAACTCTAGACTTTAAGACCACTTCTCCTACTGGATCTAGTGTTTTCAAAGTTGGAACTGTTGCTTCGGCTACGGCTACAAGGGATATCACAATTCCTGACGAGGGCTTGCTCTTTACTGATGGAATTTATATTCAGTACACCGTTGCTACGTTTACTACGTTGACAGCATTTCATGCGTAATGGCACCGAAAAAGAAAACAACAACTCGTAAGAGGGACAAACAGCCCCCTAAAACGAAGAAGTATTATCGTTCTACGAAATCAGGGGCTGGAATGACGAAGGCCGGGGTAGCACGTTATAGGCGTGAAAACCCCGGTTCTAAGTTGCAGACAGCTGTTACGGAAAAGAACCCTAAAGGCAAGAGAGCCGCGAGAAGAAAATCTTTTTGTGCTCGATCAGCCGGTCAGATGAAAAAGTTTCCGAAGGCGGCAAAGAACCCAAACAGCCGCTTACGGCAGGCAAGAAGGCGTTGGAGATGCTAGATCTTTTGGACAAGAAAAACATAGCATCAAGTGTAGTCGTAGCTGTAGTTGCGGCTACTATTATATGGATATGCGCCACTCTGGTTGACGTTGATAAGCGCACAGCCGTGATGGCAGTTCAAGTTCAAAAGAACCATGACATGGTCTCTGCCCTCTGGGAGGCCACCATAACTGATAAAATCAATAGAGCTAGATATGACAATTTCGAGGTCAAGCATACCCCAACAAATAACTAAGTCTCCATCAAAGAGGAGAAAGAAACGAGACCCGAAAGTCGGCACAGGAAAAAAGCCAAAGGGTAGCGGGAGAAGACTCTATACGGATGAAAACCCAAAGGACACAGTCAGTATAAAATTTGCTACACCATCAGACGCACGGGCAACCGTAGCCAAGGTTAAAAGGATTAAGAAACCTCTTGCAAGAAAAATACAAATCCTTACTGTCATGGAACAAAGAGCAAAGGTGATGGGCAAAAAAGAAGTTGTTAAGATAGCAAAAAGAGGTAAGGAGGCCATACGAAATGCCAGCAAAAAAACCAAAGCCAAAGCGTAAAAAGGGTTCTCCCATTCCTGCTAACCCTAAACTTTATTCAAGGGTTAAATCGGAAGCTAAACGTAAATTCAAGGTATACCCTTCGGCATATGCGAACAGCTGGTTAGTACGCACATATAAGAAACGAGGCGGGACTTACAAATGAGTCTTAAAGAGTGGTTTGGAAAAGGTCCTAAAGGAGATTGGGTGGACATAGGTGCCCCTAAGAAGGACGGTAAGTTCCAAGCCTGTGGGCGTAAGTCTGCTAAAGGGAGTAAACGAAAGTACCCAAAGTGTGTGCCAAGGGCGACAGCAAAGCGCATGACCAAAAGTCAGATTAGAAGTGCAGTTGCTAGAAAGAGAGCCAAACCGCAGGGAGTTGGAGGAAAACCAACTAATGTCAAGACTTTTGTTAAGAAATCTAGTAAAAAGACTTCTGTAAAGAAAAAGACTCCCGTTAGGAGAAAGACTTCTACAAGAAGGAAAAAACGTAAATGACTACTTCTGGATCCGTTGACTTCGATCTTGATGCCGCTGAGATCATTGAAGAAGCGTATGAGCGATGTGGTCTGGAAATGCGGACAGGTTATGACGCTAGGACAGCCCGTCGATCTATGAACATTATGTTGGCCGAGTGGGCCAACCGGGGTGTTAATCTTTGGACTGTTAGACAACAAACGACAACCCTAACTGCTGGCACTGCTACGTTAACCTTAACCGCTGATGTTGTTAGCGTTCTTGAGGCAGTAATCCGTAGAGACAACACAGATTTTGATCTTCAGTTAATTAGCCGTGGTGAGTATCTTTCCATCCCTAATAAGACCACCACAGGCAGGCCGTCTCAGTTTTATTACAGCCGTTTGAAGGTTCCAGAAATTAACTTGTGGCCAACACCAGATAGTTCTTCTGATCAGATCGTATATTATTTTATGAAACGTATGGAAGATTTCGATACGTTAAAAAATACCTCTGACATACCTTTTAGATTTTTACCGTGTATGGTTGCGGGTTTAGCTTATTATATCTCGTTAAAGAGGGCTCCTGATAAAATACAAATTTTGAAAACCTTATATGAAGAGGAGTTTCAAAGAGCCCTTAGTGAGGATCAAGAAAGAACAGGTCTTACACTTGTTCCGTCAATTCAATATCTGAGGTACTAGAATGCCTCGATACGCTTCAGGAAGAAAAGCATTAGGAGTATCTGACCGGTCAGGTTTTGTATATCTTTTACGAAACATGAAGAAGGAGTGGAATGGTTCTCTTGTCGGACCTGATGAGTTTGAACCAAAGCACCCTCAGTTAGAGTCTCCAAAAGACGTTGCTGATCCTCAGGCTTTACGTAATCCAAGACCGGACATCACTGCGAGTAACGTTGATGTGCCTGTTGGAAACACGGTCTTCCCACCTGTTGCTTCTGTAGGACCAATGATTGCGGCGGTTGGCCAAGTGGAGGTAAGCATCTCATGAGCTTTACATTTGCAGAACTTAAAACAGCTATACAAGATTACACAGAGAATACGGAAACTTCTTTTGTTACCAACTTACCTGTTTTTATTCGAGCTGCTGAAAGACGCATACTTAGTCTCGTTGATCTAGAGTATTTTAGAAAAAACGTGACTGGTACAATGACAAGTGGTGATAGGTTTTTGGCTGTGCCAGACGATTACCTTGCTTCTTTTTCTCTCTCTATAGAGGTCTCCAGTAGCAAAGTATTCTTGCTTCAGAAGGATGTAAACTTTGTTCAAGAGTACAATCCTAATAGTGCGACAACAGGAGAGCCAATATATTACGCTATCTTTGATGTCGATAACTTTATTATAGGACCAACTCCTGATGCTAATTACAGCAGCGAGTTGCACTATTTCTATGAGCCTGCAAGTCTAACAGCTGGTGCAGATAGCGGTACAACGTGGTTGAGCACGAACGCTCCTAACTCTTTGCTTTATGGATCTTTAGTTGAGGCGTACACATTTATGAAAGGGGAGAATGCGTTGTTAACGCAGTATAACACTAGATTTAGTGAGTCCTTACAACGTCTCAAAGATCTTGGTGAGGCTCGTGAAAACACTGATGCATATAGAATTGGTTTACCTAGAAGGGCTAGAACTTAATGTTTGATATTAATGTAAGTATGCCAGACGATTTTCACGTAAGTGTTGAGACGACTTTGAATCGTGGGTGGACTCCTGAGGAAGTAGCCCATCGTTGTGCGAACAAGCTCATGGAAGTCTCTGAAAATGCACCGCCCGTAATACGAGATCAAGCGGAGGCTTTTAAACGAGACATCGAAAAAACTATAGCCTTATACATGAGAGAGGCTATAAAATCAGATAGGACGACTATTTTTAACGCTATCAAGAACGCTGGATATCCTGATCTAGCAGAATCTATTAGGAGATTATGAGATGGCAATTACGCAAGCGATGTGCACCAGCTTTAAGAAAGAGCTTCTTGAGGCAAAGCACAATTTCTTAAACTCAGGTGGAAGCACTTTTAAACTGGCCCTGTACACAAGCAGTGCGTCATTAGATGCCACAACTACTGCTTACACTACGAGCAACGAAGTATCTGGAACCGGTTACACTGCGAAAGGAAACACGTTAACTCGTATTGATCCATCGACCAGTGGCACCACAGCGTTGACTGATTTTGCCGACACAACTTTTAGCAGTTCAACCATAACCGCTAGAGGTGCCTTGATATTCAATGAGGACGCTACTGGAGATACCTCTGTATGTGTTCTTGATTTTGGAGGCGATAAATCAAGTTCTTCTGGGGATTTTACTGTTCAGTTTCCATCAGCTGGTGCAACAACGGCGATAATTAGAATAGCCTAATGACCGACATAAAAGTAGCATTCGAGGGATGGAACTCCTCAACGCAGGCTTGGGGGTCTGCGGGATGGGGACAGAATGTCGCTGTCCCTGGTGCTACAGCTGGATTAGGTAGTGTTACA